CCTTCAGTCCATCATCACCCGAATATCTCATCAGGCCACTGGCTGGCTACAACCTTACCTACAACCCTGCATTGCTCGTTACACGGCATTATTGGGAACTGAGGGTTTAGCGGTTGTAGGAATACTTGTCCACTGTCTTTGATGAGCTTCTTAAAAGTGAACTCATCACCACATAACCTTGCAATGCAAAAATCACCTGGGTCTACAGGATCTTCTGGGTCTACAAGAATCAGCATTCCTTCAGGAAAGCTTGGTCGTGATCCCGCTGGAGCCGTCATTGAGTGACCTTCAACTTCAAGCCAGAAAGCTGCCTCACTGGCCTTTTTGGTTGTGCTTACCCATCCCTCAGCATCTCGTTGAGTGAAAGTTCGAAATTCTGGTGTAAACATTCCAGCCTGAACATGAGAGAAGAATGGGTATTCAAATTGAGGTTTAACAGGCTTTTGTTCTGTTGACTCGCCAACGCTAAAGGTTCCGTCAGCGTTGAACCTCGCGTCTGTAACGCCAAGATATTGAAATATAGCTCCAATTTCTTGTATTGATGGGTTCCTTCTCCCGTTAAGCCAATGACTAACAGCACCTTTGGTTACACCAAGGTGTTCAGCAACTTTATCCTGACTCAATCCAAGCTGATCAATCCTTTGCTTCGCTATGTCATACCAGTTCATTTTCATCCTTAAATTATACAATTTGTATCAAACAAGAACAGTCACAATTCGTAAACTATGTATTGCGATATTGAATACGATGTGTATACTTATTGGTAAGGAGGAGCTTATGAATAATATTCGCAATTTTCGCGAGCGCTTCGGTTTAACGCAGGAAGATCTTGCGAAAGTACTCGGTTGTACGCGTGGTGCAGTTTGTCATTACGAGACAGGCAGAAGGGGAATGGATATCAATCTTTGTCGCGCTTTTATCAATGCGTTCAAAGAATACGGTTATGAACTAACCATAGACGATCTTTTTCCACCAAAGGCTGCGTAAGCAACACCACTCACAACGGACATTCGTCCTACGTCGCTGAAAAGCGAACTCCAGATAACAAATCAACCACAGGTTTATGCGCCAGTGCGCATAGCCACAACTAACTATTAACTACAGGAAATACTAAGTAATGGAACTCACAAATCACAGCAAAAAGATACGCGAAGTGGAAACAGAGCTTCGCGCCCGACTCGTATCAATGGGTCAGACAAATTTCGCAAAGATGGCGGGATGGTCTGATTCAAAAGTAAGTCGCCTGAACATTCAGGATATGGCTGTGACGTTCGTTCTTCTGGAGAAGGTATGGGAGACGAGCTTAATCAGGGAAGTAGCAAGGCAGGCAGTGGAAGCTGTGATGCCGGGAAATAAAAAACGCCCGGTGTGCAAGACCGGGCGTTCTGAGCAAATACAGATGGAATTTTAACAACGTCCAACGAGGTAATTATATGCGAAACAAAGGCTTTAATCCACCTGATACACACAAAGAAGTTAAGCGTTTGCGCTTCCTTCGTTCCATTGATGAAAGAACTCAAATCTCTTTTGTGAAAGTTGCCAGAACTGAGCTTCTGAAGGCTGAGGCTAGGGCGTTGCTCCCGTCTCTACCAAAAGAGGAGGGATATACGTTCATTCCAAACGCATTTCTGGAAAAGCTGCTCAAAGAAGACATATCCGTAAGTCAGTTTAACGATGTTCTTAAGGTCTTTCGTCAAGGCAGGTAGTTATGAGCAATACAGCAAAAATCTACGATTTCAGCGCCGCACACGAGCGCAGGAGCAACAGGATGGAGAACCAGAAAACTGGTTACATTCCGTTGTACCGGAGCATTCTGAAACAGTCATGGGCGAAAGATGTTTATCTTCGCACCCTGTGGGAAAACCTTCTCCTGAATGCTGCCAGAAAGCCATACAAAGCGAATTTCAAAGGTCATGAATGGCATCTGCAACCCGGTCAACTGGTTGTGACAGCAGCTGATTTAGGTCTTCAGTTATGCGACAGGCATGGCAAGCCAGCAAGCCGCGATCAGGTTGAGCGGATGCTTCAGGTTTTTGTGAAAGAGGGGATGATCACCATTGATGGAGAGAAGCAAAAAGGTCGTGTGATAACCATCACAAATTACCATGAATATGCTCAAAAAATGGACAATTCACCCGCACATGAAGCCGCACAAACAACCGCACATGATGCCGAACATGATGAAGCCAGTAATGGCGCGGCTTTCAGCGTACATGCCGCACATGAAAGCGCACATGAAGCCGCACAAACAACCGCACATCATGAACAAGAAGGTATTAACAAGAATATAAATAATACCCCCCTACCCCCCAATGGGGGAGGCGATGGGCAGGTTAAACCTGAACGTCGCAAGGCAGAACGCATCGACTACGAATCCTTCCTGAACGCCTACAACACCGAAGTCGGTGACAGACTGCCACACGCTGTTGCGGTCAACGAGAAACGCAAACGCCGCCTGAAGAAAATCATCCCGCAACTGAAAACGCCAAACTTGGACGGTTTCAGGGCGTATGTCAGGGCGTTTGTGCATCAGGCCAAGCCGTTTTACTTCGGAGACAACGACACGGGCTGGACGGCTGATTTTGATTACCTGCTGAGGGAAGATTCGTTAACGGGAGTTCGGGAAGGGAAGTTTGCAGACAGGGGGATTGTATGAGACAGGATATCGAGGCGAGCGTTATCGGTGGATTGCTGATTGGCGGATTAACACCAACCGCCAGTGACGTTCTGGCAACGCTGGAGCCTGAAGCATTCTCAATTCCGCTCTACCGGAAAGCTTTTGAAGTTATCCGAAAGCAGGCCAGAAACAGGAACCTGATTGATGGACTGATGGTGGCCGAGGAGTGCGGGGATGAATACGCAACGGCGGTGATGATGACTGCGCGGTCATGCCCCAGCGCTGCAAACCTGAAAGGTTATGCCGGAATGGTTGCAGACAGTTATCAACGGCGTCAGGTTTTACAGCTACTGGATGAGATGCGGGAGCCCATCAGTAACGGCACGCTGGATGCTTCAGGCAGCGCGATGGACGAGCTTGTAAAGCGCCTGTCAGCCATCAGGAAGCCGCGTAACGAGGTTAAACCTGTGAGACTGGGGGAAATCATCAATGACTACACTGACACGCTTGACAGGCGTCTGAGGAACGGAGAAGAGTCGGATACCCTGAAGACCGGAATCGAAGAGCTTGACGCTATCACCGGAGGGATGAACGCAGAAGACCTTGTGATTATTGCTGCTCGTCCAGGTATGGGTAAAACCGAACTGGCGCTGAAGATAGCCGAAGGCGTTGCAAGTCGCGTTATTCCTGGTTCTGGCGTCCGGCGCGGTGTGTTGATTTTCTCGATGGAAATGAGCGCCATTCAGGTTGTTGAGAGAGGGATTGCCGGCGCAGGAATGATGTCGGTCAGTGTGCTGCGTAACCCGTCACGTATGGACGATGAAGGATGGGCGAGAGTTGCAAGCGGGATGAAGTTGCTGGCAGATCTGGATGTGTGGGTAGTTGACGCATCGCGTTTGTCTGTCGAAGAAATCAGGTCCATTTCCGAACGCCACAAGCAGGAACATCCTAATCTGTCACTGATTATGGCTGACTATCTCGGGCTAATTGAGAAACCAAAGGCGGAACGTAATGACCTTGCCATAGCACATATCTCCGGTAGCCTGAAAGCGATGGCGAAAGACCTGAAAACTCCAGTTATCTCCCTAAGCCAGCTCTCCCGCGATGTTGAGAAGCGGCCAAACAAGCGCCCGACAAACGCAGACTTGCGTGATTCAGGAAGCATTGAACAGGACGCAGACTCAATCATCATGCTCTATCGGGAAGCGGTATATGACGAGAACAGTAGCGCCGCGCCATTTGCTGAAATCATCGTGACGAAAAACCGTTTTGGCTCGCTTGGTACGGTTTACCAGCGGTTCTGCAATGGACACTTTGTTGCATGTGACCAGGACGAAGCCAGACAGATTTGCACGGCATCAAATGCACCTGCTGGACGCAGAAAGCGATATGCACAAGGGGCTGACGTATGACCATCTACATCACTGAGCTAATAACAGGCCTGCTGGTAATCGCAGGCCTTTTTATTTGGGGAAGAGGGAAGTCATGAATCTGGACGAGCAAGATGCACAAACTATTAGCTCATACATAAGGGCATCAAGACCAGATTACAAAGGTCCGGTGTTCGTAGATTTATCTCGCCTTGAAGAGATTTACATGTGGGAAGCAAGGCTACTTACGCATCTTTTTATTCGCAAGATGACTAGCAACATTACAAAACCAATGTAACTGGAGAGGTGAATATGAGCACACTCGCAGACCTTATTCATGCCGATATGGCGGAAGATGGAGCAAGGCGTAATAGGTACTGGAAATCATCAAGCCTTCCAGTTTGTGAAAGATTCAACCACAGGCCAAAACCAAAACGTAGTCGAAGAGACAAGGTGTTGAAAAAACTCATGCAAATTAACATGGCTGGTTTTGTCAGATTCGTGAGTGAAACGATTAACGGGGATTGATATGGACGAATCAAGAAAGGCTTTCGAGCAATGGTTCCAGAGCAAATACAAATGCACTATGGAAACGATGAAGGTTATGCAAATCAAAGTCGAACTTGCTTGGGAGGCATGGCAGGCCAGCCGTGAAGCTATCGAGATAAAGCTCGATGACAAAGTAATGGTTGAGGATGAGTTCGACAAAGGCCACAACTGCGCAATCGACTATTGCGCTGATTCCATCCGCGCCGCCGGAATCAAAGTGAAGGAGTGAGTATGAGCAAAGTATCACGAGGAATGAAAATATCGCTTATTTTCATCCTTAATCCGCATCGTATCTTTTTGGCTTCAGCAGTATGGCTGTCATATTTTGTTTATTGGTTAGCAGATAAATTGGATGATTTTGCGAGATGGCTTGAGAATTTTGCGAATGCGAGGTTTGAGTCATGGCCGCTTATCGGAGAGAGGATGTCTGACGAATTAAACCGGTATTACGCGGATAAGCGCAAGGAGAAGAGCAGGAGGGCAAGTGAAGCAATTATTCCTGCTTCGCAACGAAGCAATCAGAAATAACGCCATAGACGCCATTCTCTCACTACCCATCGACGACAAGTCACCCCACGAAGTCCACGTCCAAGAACCTAAGCGAACCAAAGCGCAGAACGACCGTATGTGGCCGATGCTTCAGGACGTCTCCCGTCAGGTGCTTTGGCATGGTCAACGACTGTCTCCGGAAGACTGGAAAGACATCTTCACCGCGCTGTGGCTCAAGACTAAAAAACTGGAGCAAAGAAGCGTACCAGGTATTGATGGCGGTGTTGTTCTTCTTGGGGTGCGTACCAGCAAGATGAGGAAGGCGAGCATGACAGAGCTTATCGAAATTATGTTCTGGTTCGGCTCAGAACGTAACGTGCGATGGAGTGATGATTCCCGGCGAGAGTACGAGTGGTCACAACGAACAGGGAGAGTTGCATGAAACACTGCTACCGCTGCGGAGAAAGCAAAGACGATTATCGATTCCGGCCAAATCAACTTTATTGGCACCAATGGTGTATCAGATGTGAGCGGTCGCCAGTAGGTAATTTCCCGCTTCCAGAGACGAAGGAGGACGTATGGCACGACAGCGACGAAGTATCACCGACATAATCTGCGAAAACTGCAAATACCTTCCAACGAAACGCTCCCGAAATAAACGCAAGCCAATCCCAAAAGAATCTGACGTAAAAACCTTCAACTACACGGCTCACCTGTGGGACATCAGGTGGCTTAGAGAACGTGCGAGGAAAACAAGGTGATTGACCCCAATCGAAGTTACGAGCAGGAAAGTATAGCGAGAGCCTTATGCGCCGGATGTAACAAGCAACTGGCACCTGATGAAATTTACGCCTGTGCTGAATGCGTGAACGAATGGCTGGTATACCGCGACCCTAATGGAGATATGTCTAATGAGGATATTCAGGAGCAATAGATGGCTTCAGGCAGTAAGGGAGATAGATTGCTGCATTCTGTGTGGTCGATATGGAGTTCAGGCTGCGCATCGCAACGAAGGAAAGGGAATAGGGCTAAAGGTTGACGACAGCCTAACGGCGGCGCTTTGCCCGTCATGCCATGAGCGAATCGACAACGGAAAAGATTTAAGCCGGGAAGAGCGACGCTCAGAAATGGACCGCGCCATTGTCTTAACGTTGCAAAAGTTAACACGCGAAGGGAGGGTAACAGTGCGATGAACGAATACCGTATAGCGTTGCCGTGGCCTCCATCCAATAACCGCTACTGGCGTCACTCACGAGGAATCCACTACATCAGCGATTGGGGAAAGCGATACCGGCGAGAAGTAATCGAAATAATTCAGCAACAACAGTTAGACATCAAAATAACACCACGCATCAGAATCACCATCCACGCAGCACCTCCCGATAACCGCAAACGCGACCTGGACAATTTGCCAAAGGCCGTTTTTGACGCACTAACCAGTGCGGGATTCTGGCTGGATGACGGTCAGATAGACGATATGCGTATCAAGCGCTGTCAGGCGATTAAAGGAGGGATGCTTGTGCTGGTAGTGACTGAGACGTGCGGAAATTTGCCAATGATTACGGAACTACTGGAGGCCGCATGAAATGCAAGATTGATGGTTGCGATCGCGAATGCAGGTACATGGAACAGCAGGTATGCCAAAAGCATTACTTCAGAATGATGCGATACGGAACATACGAACTGACTAAACATGGAAAAGGAAAAGGCATCTCGGCGAACGCCAAGGGATACGTGATGATTAAAGAGCCATCTCATCCCCTGGCAATGAAGAATGGATTCGTGTACGAGCATAGGAAGGCTGTGTATGCAAAGTTCGGAGAGCATTTACCTCCATGCGAATTGTGCGGAAAATATGTTACTTGGGCGAATGCGCATATTGACCACAAGGATGACAGAGTCAATAACAACAACCCAGATAACCTTAGAGTTTTATGCAATGCCTGCAATGTAATGCGATCACGCATTCATATCCCCTCACATACCAGAAAAACCAGCCACGCCATCACCTTCAATGGGGAAACAAAAACCCCAGCGGAATGGTCGCGTGACCCAAGAGTAAGCATCGCCGGGAATACAATTCTGTTCAGGCTTAGGAAAGGCATGAGCGTAGAGCAGGCGCTATTCGGTCAAAAGCTCACACATCGAGGTAAGAAGGCAAATGGATACCAACCGAAATACGGTGAGTATCAGCAGAAACTTAAAGACCTGCGTGACAGCAGAAGAGAGGCAGCATGAGCAAAATC